TGGAACTTGAGGCACACGAAAAAGAATGTGCCATCAGGTATGCCTCTGTGCAGGAAAAGCTAGAAGCACTCGACAAGCGCATGTGGCGGCTGGAAGCAATGATTATGGGTAGCACTGTGTTGGTGGTTGCTATGGTAGTTACAGTATTTATGGGACTTAGGTAATGGCAGAAGAAGATACCAAACCAAAAGCTGGAACTAAACCAGTAGACCAGTACATGGGTGAACAAGCTGTCAATCCCTTGATGCCAGCACAGGCTTTGTACAAGCCAAAAGCCCAAGTTATCGGACAAAATGAACTTATTACAGAAGGTGCTGGGGAAGTGGGAGACACTCTGCCTAGCACTACACTAACTTCTTCTATTGCTCAAGGAGCAGATAGGGTAGAGCGGGCAGACCCTTCTCAAATGACTGCTCAAATGGCTGGCACTGTATCTGGAGTGGCTGATACTACGGGCACTGTATCGGAAGAAGCGCAAGCTACCGCTGCACAAGGCACTATAGGACAGCAAGCTACCGCCGCACAAGGCACTGTGCAGGGTACAATAGACCCTATGACAGGGCGTACCGTATCTGCGCAAGAACAAGCTACTGCCGCTACAGCAGATAAACAATTCCTTGACCCGTATCAAGCGGCGCAATCAGGATTCATCAGCACCGTACAAGGTGCGACTATGCAGGTAACACCTGACATGACTGTAGAAGGTCAGCTGGCGCGACTTTCACAACAGTTTGATAATGGTCAGGTTCCGTCCTGGGCAGCGGGGGCGATTCGTAACGCCAACGCGCAGATGGCCGCTCGCGGTCTCTCTGCTTCTTCTATGGCTGGCGCGGCACTTACGCAAGCCGCTATGGAGTCTGCCCTCCCTATAGCTACGCAAGATTCACAGACATATTACAAAACTGCTGTGCAGATTATGTCTAACGAACAACAAGCACGCCTAGCTAACTCACAGAACAACATGAACATAGATTTGGCTAACACGTCAAATCGTCAACAAATGGCGCTTGCAAAAATGCAAGTCAATGCTTCTTTGGCAGGTCAAGAACTCAGCAACCAACAACAGACTAACATCCTCAACGCTGAAAAATTTGCCGAAGCCGCAAACATGACGTTTACACAAGAACAACAACGTGTGTTTGCAAACTCTAAGATGGTGGAAACACTTAATCTTAGCAACTTGTCCAACTCTCAAGCTACGGCACTCGCTAACGCAGCTAGCCTTGCACAGATGGATATGGCGAATCTCAACGCTCGCCAACAAGTAGCTGTACAGAATGCGCAAGCATTCCTACAGATGGACATGGCAAACATGTCAAATGCACAGCAATCCGCAGTTATTGAGCAACAAGCAAAACAACAAGCGATGCTCTCTGACCAAGCGGCGGCTAATGCGGCACAACAGTTCAATGCCACCTCACAGAACCAAGTTAATCAGTTCTACGCTAACCTATCGCAAGATATTAATAAGTATAATGCCACAGCGGCAAATGCTTCTAGTCAGTTTAACGCTGGACAAGCCAACGCTATGCAACAGTTTGCGGCAACAATGGCTAACCAAAGGGAGCAGTTTAACGCAACTAACGCTTTAGCTATTGAGCAAAGTAATGTACAATGGCGTCGTGAGGTTAATACGGCAAATACAGCAACACAGAATGCCGCTAACCAAGTTAACGCTGCAAATTACCTAAACATATCAAATACCGCATTGAATAATGTGTGGCAACAGTTCCGTGATGAGGCAGACTATGCGTACTCGTCCGCGGAGAATGCACATGACCGTGCGTTTAATATGGCTATGGCTATCCTTGAAGCGGATGTTAACAGAGAAAATTACGATAAGTACTTAGACCAGCAGACTGCATCATCTATTGGCGCGTTCCTAACGACCATCGGTGCATCCTATCTTGGCGCTAAGTATAAAGCACCACAATAGGAGTATACAATGAGTTTCATGGCAGCTTTTGGGGCACAATTAGCAATGAATTTGCTTGGTAGTAAGCAAGCCACGCCTCCTCCTGTTGAACGACCTCCAACATTTAGCACAAGTGGGTACAGACGCCCTACATCAGGCCGTAGAGGCTCTCAGGCCACTAAGTCTAGGGCTGCGCAGGTGAATGTGGGACCAGATGTGGCTATGGCGTCAAATATAAAAAGCACTGTGTTGAGACGTATGTTACGTGAAACTGCAGACACAATTAAACAAGCTAAAGCAACAAAGGCGTAGTAATGTTAAAGGGTATCTCCGAAGATTTGATAATGCCGTCAGGTAAAAAACGGTCACGTTTTGACGTGCCTATTCCTGGGCAATCATTGACTAAGCCTCCCAAGCAGTACCCTTGGGAAAGCCCTCCTGAGTACACGACTCAGGATGAAGTTATTGACTATTATTTGGATAAATTTGATAACGACGACACCCTATTTAGCCTCTTTGCTATGCTTGAATCTAAGATACCTGTGTCTACCATTACCACATCTATGATAATGCACGGATTCTCCGAGGGAGTGTTTACGCCAGATTTGGGCATTCTTGCGGCAGAAGATTTAGGCATGATAATTATGCTTGTTGCTGAGGAAGCTGGTATAGATTACGTAATCGGTCCTGAGGGAGGCGTTCAAGAATCTATTAAGAATGCTGTCGAACTAAAAGAATCAATTAAGAATCGTGAAGCTGAATTTATGCCGGCAGTAGAAGAAAAGATAGAAGAGTTGAAGGCAGAGAAACCTGCAGGAGGGTTAATGGCACCCACAGAAGCACCGATGGAGACAGAATAATGGCATTTCTTGGCGGACTAATGCGCGGTGTACCCGGTGCTTTCATCAGGGGTAGCCTTGATACGGCAACTAATATTATTCAAGCCTCAGAAGAGCGCGGCGAAGAAAATATTGTAGAAAAAATTAAGGACTTTGGAGCTAGGAAGGCTGCATACGACAAGGGCGTAAACGATTATACCTCAGAAACTCGTAAATTGCAGGATATAGCTGGGATTCTTCAAGGAGATGCGGAGCTAAAAGACCGTAGCATGGAGGAGCTTATGGGTGTTGCTCAGCAATTGCTTACCATTGATTCTAGCAACCCTTTAAAGTACTTCCAAGAAAATCGTGATGACTTTAATTTTACTAAAATTGACTCGCCGACTACAAGTGTAGAAGACCAAACGGACGCAGTGATGGAAACTGCTACCGCACCTGCATCTGGGACTGCAGATACTGGTGATGTCGGTCAATTTGTAGGGCGCTTACTTTCTGGTCCAAGTGAAAAAGAACAAGTTGCGGAAGCTGCAAGACGCCTCGGCATTACTCCTGATATGTATCTTCGTATCATGGCGGGTAAGGTGCCGACACGCGCTGCCCCAACTCTTCGTGTGAGCTTAGCGGCTCCAGACCCCCTTGATGGTCTAATTAAAGACACAAACACAGCTGTGATGAGTTTCTTTCAAAAGGACTCCTTTAGGCAGATGAAGTCTGTCCCATTCCCTACTGGAAATCAAACACCAGATGGAGACGTAGAATACATAAATATAAAACCTAGTGAATTTGCACGGACAGTAATGGATGCACATTCCAATTATATTCGAACTGGCGAAGATGGTGCAGAGCTTCATGCTTTGCAACACTATGCGCTTTCTCTAGCCATGCCAAAAGGTGTATCGAATGCATTCGATATGTTTAATGACACAATAAAAAGAATAGACCAAGCACTTGAAAGTGATAAAACGCCTGATGCTGTGCATACAGGATTATTTGCAGTCCAAAATGATATAAACAAACTTATCATCAGAGCTGCTACAGAACCTGGATTCGGAAGTGGTGGCACAGAGTTGCAACAAATGCAAGAGCTTATCGTCAAAGGACAGGGGCTAATAAGGCAAATTCCTTCAGCAGAAGGTGGGCAAACTCTGTCCTTACAAGGAACAGTTGTGCAAGACGCAATGAAAAATATAATTGCAAGAAGTCAAAAAGCAGGACCGAATGACGCCGCATTTAAAGATAAGTTTGCAGATGAAATTGCGGCATTACCGGGACAATTTAGTGATGCTATAGGAGACCCTGCTAAACTTACTGCACTAGCAGCACAGATAGCCCAACTTCAAGTTGACGCTTTTGGAGAACCAAGAGGTAACACACCGGGTGACCGAGAGCAAGAAGTTGCTGCAACAGTTACCATGCTATCTAAGTTCCCAAGGTTTGCAGGTTTGTCGCCCAAAGAACTACAACAGGCAGCTAGAGAATTTCACATTCTTAATCCTAGAGGTCCGAAGAAGGGTACTGATGGTAGGGAGTACATTACTGTTATGTCTGGTGGTGAACCTGTTGATGTATACATAGGACACGAGGTTTCTCCTGGATTTAATATTGATATTAGTTCTAACACAGCAACAGAACATAGGGACGCATTAAAAACTAATGCCGGAAGCCTTAATACTCTTGCGAAAATTACTTCTACAGTGATTGATAACCCCCTTGTGTTTACAGCCTTTGGTGAGTGGGCTGTACGTGGTTCTACTTATGCTGACGTAGCTGGAAAATTCACAGGCACAAATATGGGTTCTTTGTACGCCAACTACTTTAATGTACCTGATATTGCTGAAGCTAGACGACAGGCAATTGAGCTAGTGGGAAGTTCTAAAGACAGACTGTTTGATGACCCAAGATTGTCAGACCAAGATTTGAAACTGGTTCTTCAGTACATAGCGGTATTGGAGCAGGGAGGACTTGGAACGGGTTCTGTACAAGCCGTGGCCGCGCTACAGGGTTTGCAAATTGCACTGTTGAAAGACACAGCAATGCGCACATACGACCTGACACCGAAGTCCAAACGACAAATTGTTCCTGGCAGTGCCGATGTAAGCACTGGGTCAATGGCATTCTATGATGATGCTGGTAACTTTAGTGATGATGCTTCTATAGCTACAAAACTGTATAAACAAGTAGCTTCAGCCTATAACATGCCTATAGAAAGCATGACCACTGTTCAGGCCATGCCAGACTCGGAGAGGAAACTGTATTTAGCTAAACAGGGTATGATTCAAAGCATGGTTGAAAACGCATTGCATGATATTGTCACGTATGAAGCCTTGGGTATAGAGGAGGCATCTCGTCCATCTTCGCTACCTGAAATGGGAACTGTTGACTCAAATGGAAACTTGACTGTGCAGGGAGTTAGTGCATCATTTAAAGTACAATCTCTAGCAAGTGCCAAGCTTGCTGCGGGAGCATAATATGCCTACATTACAAGAACAAATGGAAGCGCAGGGACTTCTGACTCCTTCGACAGCCACTCCACCTCCTCCTGTAGAAGAAGAAGCGCCTAGACCTTTTGGTGAAATTAGCCCAGGACTTTTTTTTGATGCTAAAAAAGCAAAAGAAGAGTACGGATTCTCTTTGCCTAAAACAGATGGATTCTTTGATGGATTTAAAAAGTTCATTACAGGCGAATTTGCTGGTCAGCAACTGCCTCCAGGGTCTTTATCAGTCAGTGGGAAAACTTTAAATCCGTTACGAATTCCTTTTGTAGATGACAAGCTACAAGAATTAATGCCTGACATAGATATTATGGACAGTGATGAGACTGTTGCAGCTAAAGAAAGAAGCGCACAAGAATTTGCCGTCGCTACTTTTGACAGAATGCAGCCAAAAGCACAAGAATTTGGCGTAAATTTTGCACCTGACAGCAACGTTGTATCAGAGTTAATTCAAGAAAAAACACCAAGTGGCATTTTTGCAGGTCAATCTCAATTATATTTAGCTGATACAGATGAGCAATATATGAATGCTATGGAGAATATCTTTGGTGAAGGTAACGTCCGTATCATTAAAGATGACGGGCCTAAGCCTAGTTTGTTTTCTCCCACTAACTATATATCTGTTAAAGATGACAACGGCAACTTTACTGACTTTGCGCCTGCCAGCACTAACTTTAAAGATTATGCAGAACGTGTAGCACCTGGACTGATAGCAGAGGTTGGTGCGGCGACTGCTATTGTACCTGCAGCATTTGCCACTGGGGCTGTTTTTGGGGCAGTGCCTTTTGCCGGTGTTGTTTTGGGTCCACTAGCTTTTGTATATACTCTGTACGTAGGAGGAAAAAGCGTTGAGTTAGGACGTCAATATATTCAAGATACATTAGGTCTAAACGACGAGGAAGCCGTAGCATTCTCTGGAGTTTTGGATGCAACGTACAAGATGCTAGTGCCTCAAATTGAGGGCGCAACAACAGACCAAAGAACCCCCGCAGAAACTCAAAGAGAGATAGCAGCCTCACTTGAAGTAGCGTTTGCTGCCGTACCCGCACTAAAGAATAAAATGAAAATTGCTATAGGTCGGCTACACGGAAGAGAAGATGTAGGACAACTTTTTGAATCAGGGGTACGTGCGCAAGAAACAGCTATAAAATCTGATTTAGGGGGGGAATTTGATATAGGAGTTCCCTTGGAAAGTCTAATGTTACAGCAGGTAACCCCTAATAGAATTATAGGTAGGTTATCATCATTAGCAGAACAGACTTCCTTGGTAATTCCGGCAAAAACACGGGCACAGATGCAGTCTGTTGTAGAATATTTACAAAAATATGGTGATGATGTTGGAGCTGGTGACTTTGAAAAGTTTCGTTCTAATATTGAAAGTATTGGCACTACACTACAATCTGTAAAAAATGCCCCAGATGCGGAAAATGTAATTCCTGACTTGAGCACCATTGGTGAAAATTTAAATACTTTAGATGACTTATTCCTACGGCTACGTGCAGTAGAGGCTCGCGGATTATACGGCGATGTATTTTCTAGGTTAAAGAACTCTTCTTACGATTTAGAAAATTTACGGGAGCTGTTACCTGAAAGGGTGCGCACTATTATCCCCACAACTCCGCCGGACGCCACAGCAAGAGATGCTGTAACAGGCGCGGTACCTCCGCAAAAACGAGGGGAGAGGCTCGTAGATGATTTAGTCAACGATTTAATGTCCTTGGGTAAAGTTCAAAAGGATGGTACGCGAGCGTTTAATCCTGCCCAAGTTCGTGCAGCTGTTAAAGATTTTTCTGAGAAAAATCCAGGGTTTGAATTTGATGCTTCAAAAGTAAACAGTCCCGCTGAGATACTTCAACTATATGCAACAAGATTTGGAGAACTGGCTAGGGACACATTTAGCACTTCGGGGACCGCCCCCGACCCTAAGCAATTTGGGCAAGCTATGGAGTTACGCAACGCCCTATTAGAACTCATTGGAACACCAAAAGTTCCTGTGGAAGGGGTAGCAGAAGACCTCGCTACAGCTAATGCATTTTATAAAGATACTTTCAAGTTATCCAGTCAGGATTTACAGGTTCAAGCACGAAATGCGCGTAGAAGCTCTGTATCTGGAGAACCCGCTGTTTTACCAGAAGCAATTGCTACCACACCTTCTGCGGCAGCGCGGACACAGCCAGCAACTTTAACTATGGAAAATATCAATGCTCAAGAAGCGTATATACGCAATAATTTGGGCGACGATATTCCTGAAGATAGCTTAGCAGCTACACAACTTAAAGAATATTTCGCTAATGTGTTAGCTAGCAAACTAACTAGGGTTCTTCCCACGGACCCTGCAGATATAGTTGGCGCTAATGAAGTAGTTAAATTTCTAGATTCTTTTGAACCTAGACAACTCAGAGCACTGGGAATAGATGAGACCACAGAAGCGCAGATACGTAATGACGCGGCATTAGTTGCAAAACTTCAACAAGGGGGAGTAACGGAGCAAGTCATTGCTGCGCCACGAGGTGCACAGATAGCAGAAACTTTTGAAACAGTTCTTGGTGGTGACAGTGCGCAGATTAGGTCAGGATTTAATGAAATTCTCTCTACAGTGCGACGTGCTGGAGACGCTACTGCACAGAAGGAGGTAACTGAAGAACTCCGTGCAGGACTTCTTAATCATATATTCTCTGTAGATAAAGGAATATTTAAACGTATTGATATCCCCACACCATACGGAGACGCTGGTGAGTTGACTATTGATACTAAGAAATTTGGACAATTACTGACTACTCTTAATCGTGTGAATGCATTTGAAACTATTTTAACAGCGCAGGATAAAAAAGTTTTGGAAGCTATGTCAGAATACGCATCTGTTATTAATCCTGCTGGAGCGGACGCAGGTTCTGCTCTTGCCGGTGCACAAATTATTGGCGAGATGTTTACTTTAGACCCGAAGAAATTTATATCAGGTCTTGCACGATTGGGTTCACAGTCTCGTATTGCAAAGCTTCTTGCTAATGACGAATTTGTTAAGCTTGCTACAGGCACCGGTAAAAAAATGACCACTGCCGAAAAGTATCGCACAATGTTCTTTGGTAGTGGTTCTATGGGAAGTATTATTGCCAGAGTAGCTATGGAAGGTTCAGATGCACGAGATGTAAATGAACAAACAGAAGAAGCGTTTGGTGTGCAAAGTATGACACCTTTTGAACAACAATTAGAATTGTTTATGCAGAATCAACCATAAAAACACGGGGCGGGAAAGGTACACCACTGTACTCAATCACCGCCCCGCTAACACTACGCTTTTGTCCTTCTTCAGGCCGACTCACGTAGTAATTTTATCCAATGTCTATGACATCCATATTAGATACGCGCTGTACTAGCCCTCTGCTAGTATGGCGTATTTTTTGTGCTGTGCTTACAACAAACTCTGCACTCTCTTTACTAATTTTAAAATCATTACTTGCCAGCACAGGAATAGAATGCTGGTCAATAATATCATCTATTAGTTCATCCCAAGTGTATTCACTGAAAGATGTCTCAGCATCTCCACCTGATATAACTACGCCAATACCTTGCTTTGTCAGACTAAGGTGAACATCAAGTTCACTTAATACTGACAACGTTTTTATCGCTGACATCTGGTTCTTTCTTAAATGCTTTGATTACATCAGATGAGAATAGCTTCTGGATGTTAAGCAGATACATCTGAGAAGCGTAGTTATCCCCGCCCTTTACACTCTTCTTGTAGTCAAGGTTATCAATGATTTTCTTCAGCGATTCCACGGGAAACACCAAAGTAGCAAAGATGCCATCACCGATACAAAGGTTATGAAACCAGTAGTCTGCTTCCGTAGCAGAGATGCCACTAGGCTTACCATACGACTTGTATTCGATAGCGATATTGCCGGTACGTGCCCACATATCCCTCTCTGATTTCACCTCAATCTTTTTATCTTGAAGCATATCAGCGATAAGCTTTTCACGAACCTTGCCATACTGCAAGTCCAAGTCAAACTTCTTACGGTCATTAACTTCTGGTTCCAATTCCTTCATACTACTCTTCTTTCTTTTCTGGTTCTTTTAGGGACGCCATCAACATTTTAGAAAACATATCTTGTGCGGCGGATAGCTGGTCTAGGTCAAACTTAGCTGTAGCAATTTTTCTATTCACATCACGTAGCTGTTTGACTAAATATTGTTGCCCGTCTTCAAGCTCAACAAAGTCATACTCTTTACCATCTATAGTAACCATCTGCTTTTCGTCTGACATATTATACCTCTTTAAGTCTAGACAAGTTTTCGAAATAGCACGAGTTGTACCCGCGCTGCCACTCTTTACCTCGGAAGGATGAAGTTGAATAGGGGTTAGACATTAAATGAAAGTGATTGTTTCGTTTCTCTGTCCTATAAAAGGCTTTGCGCCCTTCATGAAAAAACCTATCAACTGCAGAGTTGTTCGCCTTTTTACGGTTCATTGTTTACTCGTTATAATATTTATTCATTATATCAAGTCGGTCTTCGTGCTGTGCCATTTTATCCAACTCAGCTTGAACCGCCTCCATGATATCTGAATGCTCCCCAATACCTGTAGGATTATTCAGGTAGGCTTCTATGTTCATCTGATGAAGCTGTACATTTGCTTCAGCGTGATGCTTAAGAACTTGTATCATTTCCTTACGCATACGTCAACTCCCTACGCGCTAATGTCTACGATTTCACAGCTGTCAGCAGAGCAAGCAAGTGTCTGCATCCCTGTTGTGTTGTCGTCTTGCTCGTACTCAGCTAAGCCTTTCCAATCAATGTCCAGTGGCATCTTGCTCAGGAACTCATTGTATGTATCTTCATCACACTCTTGATACGGGGCTTGCTCGTATACGTGCTCAGAGCGTGGCAAGAATGACAGCCCAGAGGCAATGTCAAAGTTCTTATAAATCCAGCCGCCCACCTCAAGCCACTCGTCGTTGGACACGGAGATTGTGACTGATGGCTTGTGCTCTGACCAGTACATAGCGTACTTCTTCCAGAACTCAAGTTGCTCAATCGCTGACATGTCATTACGAGTGATGCAGTTAGCAGGGGCTTTAATGGGGAAACTGAACACGGCATTGGCCTTGCTCCAAGCATCATCTTCCCACGGGATGCCGCCATCCATCATAAACTGTGTGAGAGGGTCTTTCTTATCGCCCCTTACTGTACGGATGTAGTGCTTGCTGTGCCGTGCATGAATACCTGAGGCAGAGTCCGTAAGCTGTGAAACAGTGCCAGAAGGCTTAACACAAGTGATGGCAGCAGACTGCGGAATACCAATTTCCTTAGCCAGCTCCTCATTAGTCTGCACTGCAACTTGCTTAAGTTCTTGCAGGGTGGTGCTTATGTTGCCGCCATACACAGAGTCAGTACCATTAAGAATACTGTTGTCCATGATGCCAGTCATAGATACGCCTAACAAACGCTCTTCTTCCGTATTCTTTTGCCAGATACGGCGTAGGTATGGGAAGTTGGTCATGGTGGATTGCCAAGTACCAATAATAGTAGCGATACGCACCTTTTTCTGTAGCTGTTTCACCGTATCAGTGCCGCGTACAATAATTTCTGACAGATTACAGAACTGGTACGGACGCAGAATAATCTCACTACAAGGGTTCGTGCCAAAAGCATAGTCAGCTTCACGCCGGCCATTCTCTGCGGCTTTCCTCTGTGCCGCACCACGGTAGAACATACCTCGCTCACCGGTGCCAGACTGCGCAAGCGAAATCCACTCCCGCATAAATGTCTGCATATCAGGTTTTTCTGTGTACGCAACAGAGTTATTAGCCATCTGCCTATGCGGGTCAGTATCGTAAAAGGCGCCGACTTTAGCATGCCGCATTCTATCGTCAGACAGGTTAGATAGGCTAATCATTGCAGAGCGGCGTACACCACCGGACACAACTACCTCACCAACCTTACACATAATATCATGACATTCTAAGCTAGACAGCCTACGCCCCGCCGCATTTTTAAATGTATCAACACAAAAACGAAACAAATCATCCAAGGGTGCCGGACCAGATGCCCGACCACCGAATGTCTTTAACTTAGAACCCGCAGGACGGACTTTGCTCATATCCCATGTAGGAATCTCGCCTGTCCACAGTAAAGCTAGTAGCTTACGGAATGCTTTCGCCCATCCCTCCTTGCTATCACTAACAACGATAATTTCCTTTGCATCGAACATAAGTTCTGGAATTTCGGGTAGTTTGGATATGTATTGCCGCTCCACAGAGAAGCCTACACCGGTGCCACACATAAGCACGTACATAGCCTCGTCAAATGCCTTAGCATCATCCACGGGCAGGTATGAGCAGTTATACCCCGCTGTGTTGTCGCGCTCAAGGGCTTTACCCGCTGTCATCATAGCTCGCATGGACGGCATTACGTCCTGATGCAGGATGGCGTTCTTTACTTCTTCATACGTATCATCAGGGATTGTGTACCCCTGATTTTTCTGTAGATTTTCTTTCATGTAAGACATGTAACGTGACACAGTTTCATGCCACTCTTCGCGCCTACCCTCTTCCGGTAGCCATCGTGCATACCGAGACTTGTGAATGAATTGTTGATAATAGGTAGGCAAAGTTACGTTACTCATAGTGTGTCCTCACTTGGATTCTTTTCGGATTAATTCCCTCAACGTCATAAAACAAATCGTCAAGGTACTCTTTTACGGAATCAGATACTTCGTCAATGTCTACATTGAATTCGTCTAAATCTATTTCTGCGGCGACTACAATGTTAGCCCTTATTTTCCTTGTTGCCATTTTCCATTATACCAATCAGGCGGTCTAGGTACCACCTAGCCTTCTGCAAGTCCTCTACGGGCTTGCCCTTGTAACGATAGCGCCACAAGTATTTGATAATATTACCTTGTAGATAATACTGATATCCTTCATCCGTAGCTGCTTCGATAGCGTGGATGCACTCCACCCCCTGCTTATTGTAGTGCGGGGGGTGGTTTACTTCATCCACATTCTCTGCGGCTTTCTTCATGTATTCTTCGTGTCTCACGCCAAACTCCTAGTCGCAAGATGAAAGACGATTCATGTACGCGACATACTTATCGTCTTCCTGTGTGGTTGTTATTAGTCGTGTATCGTAACCTACGTAAGGATACTGATTTTGATATTCTGCGACTGCTTTCTGAAGTTCTTCAGAGGTGTCAGCTTCTATTCTGTATCTAACATTTCTTGGCATTTTCTACAACCTTTATTGATTCAGCTATTTGTTGTGCTATTTGGGGGACGATGGCATTGCCTAGTCCTTTAATTCGGTCCACCCTGCCGGATACCCCATGAGCCACTCTACCCACGTTGGGTTCAGTTGTCCACCATTCTTGGTTGGGTTGTCTGTGTATTGCACTGCTACATCCAGCGTGTCCATTGACACCTTGCCGTTCCGTATCCTGCCGCCCTGATACCCACCCTTGTGGTCTCTGGTCGTCGGCGTCGGCCACATCCGAACCTGGTCCGCTAAGTTCGCCCCGAACTTCAAGTCGGGATTCGTCTTGCTCACTCTGCGTCCCTGCTCGTCCAGTTGCCTCGGACCCCCCGTCACATCCGTCGTCCGTGGTGTAGCCCACATCTGAGGTTCTTGTGCTTTCTTCCACGCCTGAACCGTCTCTGGGTCTACCTGCTCCCGCAGATTCGAAAGATGCTTGCGCCCCTTGCGTCCCTCTGTCGCCAACTTCTTCAGTGCTTCCGGCGACCTCTGTGGCAGATGGTCCATTGTGTTCGGTGTGGCCCACAATCCAGACTCTGTTTCTTCTATGGGGTGCGCCGATGGCAACAGCTGGAACAACAAATGTCCTTGTGGTGTACCCTTCGGCTGCCAAGTCAGTGAGCACCGCGTCGAGTCCCAAGCTGATGTGACCATAAACGTTTTCGAAAACAACCCAAGAGGGTCTTTTGGATGCAACAATTTTGCGGATGTACGGCCAGATGTGGCGTGGGTCTTCTTCACCCTGCCTTTTACCTGCTTGACTGAAGGGCTGACAGGGGTATCCAGCTGTGATGATGTCACAGTCTGGAACAAGTCTTTCTGGGTCATTTGCTAGTTCCTTTACATCTGATTTAACAGGTACATTCGACCAGTGTTGTTGTAGTATGTCCCGACACCATTTTTCAATGTCGCAGAACAGTACAGGGGTTGAGAGTCCGGCCCACTCAAATCCAAGAGCAAAGCCGCCGATACCGCTACACAAGTCTACGTGTTTCACGCAAATCTCCTTAATGGTGAGTAATTATGACTTCTTCTTCGTCGTCTCCATAGCTTTCCTCGCCAAGTTCAAGCAAGGATTGTACATCTTGAGTGGCGGCATACGCCATACCTCTCGTTAGTAGCGCATAGAATACCACATCCTCTTCGCTAATCCTATCGTCAGGATGGTGATATATCTCTATGCCAAACCCTGCGTTGTCTCCGTGCTCATGCCTAATGATAAGTGCGGAGTCACCAGGTTTTAGGCTGAGTTCGTTTTCTTCTGACATGTAGCTACCTTTATAAAATGCTCTGCGTCTACGACAACTAGAGGCTTCTTGTGATTCATTTTAACAATTAACAACGGTTCTCCACCAGAGTCGTGGCTAATGGCCTGTTCGTAATAATTATAGAGCGTTGTCATACGCTCCGTATTCTTGCATTCTATATCATAGGGGAATTGATTGTAAGCCGCCGTAGACAGCTGTACATCGACGCCATTGACGCCCATAGGGGTTGACCTCACGTCAAGCGAAGTCAACCTCTTAAGTGTTTTCAAAAGCTGTTCAGCTACCCAATTCTGTAGCTTCCTGCCCTTTGCCTTCGCTGACCTCGGAGACATCCGTTTTTTCGATACGGACTTCTGCAATTTTGTTTGCTGCGAAGGCACAGATTTGGCTTTCACAGTAGAGCGTCGGGAAGGGGATGCCTTCTTTGAGTTCCGTGATGAAGTCGTAGGCTTCCGCTTCACTTGTCTTGAAGAATTTGACAGACGGCTCGCCATCAGGTGTCCGATACTGTATTGTCAGCGTCACGCCACTCATCTGTGATGTGGGTGTACCAGACGAACTTGGGGTTCTTTCCTTTGCTTGGGAGCTGTCGTCTGAATTCAAGGTTCTTCCAGCAATGTTTTTTGTAGTCGCACCATGAGCACTCAATCCCCAATACCCTATTTCCGGTTTCCTTCTTATAGAATACCTCAGGGGCGTCGGTAAATTCGCGTCTAAATGGTTTAGAAATGTCCACGGATTCAATCGACTTACGTATCGTGGCATCTACGTTCTCCTTCTCTTCTTTGTTGTCTATCGCATCAGCGAAAGCAATCTGTCCGGTGGATTTATTAAGCGCAATCCATCCTTTAAAGGGCTTTCCTGCTGCTACACCATAGCCCTGTCCTTGGGCTATATAACCGAATGAGTCGTTAGCCTTTATCTTTTCGTACGCATTATCTGCATTAAATTTATGCTCAAAAGCAAAAGGTGACGCAGTTTTGATATCATAGATTCCGTCATCTAGTTCGATATCGTACTCGCCATTAATTGTAGTGCCATTAACATCATAAGACACTTTTCCATGCTTGGACTTTATCTCTATCCCTGCGGCTTCCATGATACTGATGAGTGCGGCTTCCATAAGGTCGCCCATAATCATCCGCATCTTAAAGTCATACGTAGGCGCCTCAGGCTCCAGCCCCTTAGCTTGGAGATGGAGTTGACAGGCTGGTCGGCCTATATTGCTCATCCGTAAGGTAAAGTCACGGTTACGCTCGGAAAATTGCTTTTCCATAGCATCTCGTGCAGATTGCGCAAACCTATCAAGGGTGCGGGGAGACATTTCTGCCTCCCCACGAGCCGCCTTTGAAAGGAACGAAAGAAGACGGCTCTGTTTTGTATTCATGATGCCATAGACTCAGGCAAGTCATCATTGAATAAGTCGTCCGCATTAACTGGCGCGGATTCGACATCAACTATATTGCCTTTGACAACAAGCGCGGCGTCATAGTCTTTCATGACACGCTTATTTTCATTGTCAATATAGTCGTTAAAGTCTTGTAACAGCACTTGGTCTGCCTCAGTGAAGTCGAGAGGACCATCACCAACTTCAAAGTCAGCCACATAATATACAAGACCACCGTTTTTCATCTTCGTCAACGAAGCGTTGAGACTGTAGAAGATGAACGGCTTTTTCTGCGCAGAAAGCGCATCAAGGGGCTTTGAGATAGGCATGAAGTTTGACCCTCGCGCCCTCCAAAGCACAGGTACGTCAGCGACCTCTACGGATTCACCGGCAGAATTGACGGCATCATTAAAGGTGACTTTACCAAAAAGCATACGGAAACACTTAATATCCTTCTGCTTCAGGGCTTCGTCAGCTGACAGGTTATCCCGCTGACTTGCGGGAACTGAACCACAGCGCATACCGCCGATGTTGTCGGGGATTTCTGTCTGTGGATAAAGATTATTCGCCATAACGGATTTAGAAACCATCTCGTTTTCGGCTTGGTCGTAGTGAAGATACTGGTACCGTTGCATAAACAACTGCAACTTCATGGTCTTTGCATAGACAAAGCCAGTATCCGTATTAACCGAGAAAGAACCCGCAGGGATTGCATTCCCATTGTCGTCCTCGTGGTCACGGTTAATCTTAAGCATTGTGAGGGCATTGCTGTTACCAGCAGATTCCTCTTGCCCAATCATCTGGGCAATCTGTTCAAATGATAACGTATTTGAAACGGTAGGTAATGAAGTCATTAACCTCTCCTTCTGAGTTGAGTAGAGTTTATATCATACAGCTTGTTCATAGTCAAATGAAAAGTCTGCCATGTCAAGCCAATTCTTGCCTATTTCAACATCGACCTCCAAAGGCACCAGCCACTTGGTGTTGTATAATTCCTCAAACACCTTGGTAACGCCGGTCATAGCATCATAGGTTATCCGTGCCACTTGTTCTTCTTCGCCAGGAAATACATCCAAGACTATCGAGTCGTGTACAGTATTGATAACAAGAGATTTACAGCGATGATGTTTAAGTGCATCGTGCAACGAAAGCAACGCCAGCGGCACCAAGCAACCCCCTGCCATACCTTGTACAGGGTAGTTCTTGATGGAGGGCGCGTTGGATGCATTGCCAGAAGCAAGGCGTTTAGTATCTGGAAAAGCAAATTGCTGACCAGTGAGCAGAGCAACACTATTATACGAAATAGCCTCAGTTTGCAAATCCGCATGCCATTTAGCAAGCTTTGGATACTTGTCTGTAAACGCCCTATAATATGCCATTTCGTCCGGCGTACCGGAGGTGCCACCATAGAGGGGCTTGAACGTGTGCGCTTTCGCTGCAGTTCTCTCATCTTTTGTAACATCATCTTCTCTTTTTCCGAAGATGACAGACGCTGTATACCTGTGAACATCTACCCCATCCATAATATCTTTTATCATCTGTTCGTCACCGCTCATCTGCGCGGCTACACGGAACTCCAGCTGACTGTAATCAGCTTGTAATATAGAACCCCTATCAAATCTAGATATAACAACCCTGCGTACTGGGAATGTATTACCGCGTGGCTGGTTCTGAAAGTTAGGGTCTGATGAAGACAGCCGAGTTGTACGAGTAATGCACTGGTTAAACTTAGGGTGTAATATCCCATTGGGCTTCACGTTACGGGCGATACCACCTATAAAGCTAGACAAGTAAACATCAACGGCATTCATACGCACGGATGCCTTAAGAAACTTTACAGCGGATTCATTGCCCTTGTGAACAGCGGCGTTGAGTAGGCGAAACATAGTCGCCTTGTCCGTAGAGAAGCCACTAGCAGACACATCTAAGACATTCTGTGGATTCATTGTGAGTCCGCCGATTTTTGGTAGCGGCACCTGCACGAATCCTTCACCGGCACAGGTTTTGCACTTAGTGGGCTTCTTCCACAACTCGCCGTTGTTCTTTACCTTATAGAACTCACCCTTGCCTTTGCATTTTGTACAATGCTCTGCACGAGTCCTGTGAATACGGGTTGTCATAGTTTTGACAGTGTTCGCAAACTGGTTCAGACTCATCTGTGGACGGGGTAGCGGCTTGCCTTTGTCGTTCAAACCTATATTAAATACCTCAGCCCACTTTTTCTTATCGTTGATGCGGCGAGAATATATTAACTCACTTAGCTGTGCAGGGGACGCAAAGTTAATCATGCGGTCGCCCATCACTTCATGGCACACATCCTCAAGCTGAACCTGCAGTTCCGACTTCTCAATCTGGTAGTCTGACCGCACTTTGTGAAGTTCTGTGAAGTCAATCTTAATGCCGTTCTGTTCCAATGTTGCTAACACAGGCAGAAACCGATTCATAAGCTTCAGATGCTTCTTTAGTGGTGCGTTTTTGTCCTCATTATATAGGGTACCCTGTGCAAGAAATAGCTCACGGGTACTGATTACATCACCAATACCATACTCTTCCACCACATCTTTAGGCATACGGTCAAAGCCCACACCATCACTGATGTACTCGTCTATCAAATCGCTCTTTTTGAGCGTCACTTTGCGACGTTGGCAGCTGTCAGCAAGACTAACACCCCAGTTCTGACAGCGCAGAAGCAGGTATTCCGCCACCATAGTGTCGTACACAGGGCCATCATAGATGAAGCCGGACTCCCACAACCACACCAAATCAAATTTTATGTTGTGCCCGACAAGTAACGTGGTGTTGTGAAGCACATTCTGTACTTGTGCGTGTTGAACACGCGTATCAATCTCCTCTGTATCATGGTGAAACCAGTGAAACATTGGGGGATTGTTTTCGGTGACGTACTGCACGGACACCAGCTTGTTGTCCTTGTGAAAGGGCGAGGGGTCAGTGCGCTTTGTCTCAGGGTTAGTCTGAAACATTGTTTCAACATCAAGTACGGTAATCATGCTGTGTACCTGCTTGTGTCTGTTTCAAGGTTACATACAAGGTTGCCGTGAAAGCCAGTCAGCTTATTCTTAGATATAGTGAGGTAACGGCGGGTATCATTATGGTCAGTGATATCCTGCTTGCCGATACCAATAATCAAGTCAGCTTCTGCCGCCTTACCGGTCTTACTGTTCTCCATCATAGCATACGTGACATTGGTTCTGTTCTCAGCATCCGCAGAAGCCTGACTAATACCAATACCAAATACCTCATGCCGCTTACAAACTTCACGAAACTTCAAGTAAATCTGCCGTAGCTTTTCGTCGGTACGTGCGAAGGTGCCCATGACATCCAGCTTATCAAGCTGGTCAATGATAACGACATCCGGCTTATGGCGCTCACAGTACTTGTTCAGCCACTCGACGCTGGCATCCACCTTGTCACGCATAATCAAATTAGCTTGAACTTCTGTGAACTTTTCTTTTGCTTGCGCACGGTGCATGTACAGCTGGTCCTTATTAAGGCCAGTGTATGCTGACATAGCACGGAGCATTGTCCGCTTCGCCGGTTCTTCATTAGTAATAATGTGAACATCGGCACCTTGGGCACAGAACCCGTTAGGCGCGGTGGCAAGTGATACATAGAAAGCCGTCTTGCCAACCTCAGGTCGAGCAAAGGCAATCATAAATTCACCGGCACGACCCCCACGAACCACCTTGGCCAAGGACGGAATATTGAATTCCCAACAATTCGATAAGCTGTCGTACTCAAGCAACTCGTCAAGGTCAGTAGTAATAGGCGCATCCTCATCATCACTGGGGATGAACCCATCTTCAGACTGGTCTACTAACTCTTTGACTTCATGTATCTTTTCAGGATTGCCTTCCATCATTGCCAAGCCCAGGTCGGCAATACGGCGCCCCACTTCCTGCTGCCACATCTTAGTCAGCACGTCAGTGGCCACATCCTCGCCAAGGGCTGGGTAGGCTTTCAAGTCGTCAATGATGTCTGCAATCAGTTCGCGCTTTGCACGAGTAGCAGTAGGATTGTGAACCCGAAACAGTTCACGTAATTCGTTTTCTGTTAAATCACGCTCGTACGATTCGTGGCCAACCACGATTGTGTCGTACAGGTCCGCCAGCTCAGACGGAAACATGGAGCGGAGCACACGAGTTTTATTGTTGTCGTAAAACTCCTTGCTCAGAAGGAGCTTGATGAGCTGTTGTTCTGTAGTAATTGTCGTATCTCCTGCGCATTGAAATATTTAAGGTCATCTTCTATTCTTATTATTGTTGTTGACACAAAGTACGATAGGTATTTGTGTATGTCAAGCGCCTTACGGGTGGCGTCAGGGTCGAGGCACACAAACACATGTGAATACTTCTTTAATTGTGCTAGGTCTGCTTCCTTCATATTCGTGCCCAGCAAGGCAACGCCGGTAGCAACGGGGGATATGGCACAGGCAGAAGCTGCATCTTCTACGAGCACAGCTTGTGAATGGTCACCGGCGGTAAAAAGTTGCTTAGATTTACCATACCGATACCACTTTGGTATTGTGCCTTTATTCAGACTACGGCCGATAGCATCATATGTTATGCCATCTCCCTTTACTAGGAAGACAACCCTATCTTGCTTCGGGTCGTACATCATACGCGCACGATTGTTTTGATACGCATCAATACAGTTGTTGCGTTCCAGGTATTTCAAAGCACGGACATTATCTGAAAAAGGTGTGAAGTGAGCTGGGACTAAAAAATTTCTATGCCCGTGAT